TCTTCGTTCATCCTGATATTAGCCATTGCTGTCTCCTGTTGATCGTACTGTTGATGAAATGCGAGATGGGAGCGGAGCGGCTTTAGCCGCGAGCCAGCCCCTATTCCCCCTGGGAGAGGGGATGGCGGGGGAGGTCATAGCTTCCTCCTCCACACAGCTTGAAACTCCATCAGGACGCGCTTCACTAGCAGTCGATTGGCGTCGGCTATGTCGCTGAACACGCCGATGATCGCGTCGTCATTGTCGTCGAAGGCCTCCCGCTCGTCGTAGACGTAATAATTGCTTCCCAAGCGTTCGATCCGCATGGCCGAATATGCGAGCGCCACAGGGCGCAGCACGTCGTCGGGCATGTCGGTCAAAACCGCTCGCGCGTCCCGAAGAAGGGCGTGCAGGCGCTCCCCCTGCGGCCACTCCAGCCGTTCAAATAGTGTGCGCTTGGTAGCGGTTGCGTCGTCGCTCATGTCTCTATCCTTCTGGTCCAGTAGTTGTAACCCGGAGGCGGTTTCCTGAAGCCGCTGGGCTTCTTGATGCCGAGGTGTTTGCGGGATTGCCGCTTGGCCTTGGCAATGCGGGGAGCGTCTTCGGTGGCCGTGTGGACCCTGTGACAGGCGCGGTGGGCGACCTTGAGGTTGTCGCCTCCATCCTCGCCCAGCAGGGCCAAGGGCCGGTCGTGGCTCACGTCCCAAGGCTCCCCAACGCGGACTTTGCGCTCACAGAGGTGGCAGACGCCGCCGTTGGCGAGGAAGATCCGCTCGCGTTGCATATCCGAGATTTTGCGGCGGGCGGTCATTGCAAGACCCTTCGCAGGTTGAGTCGCACGCTCTGTCCGTCGTGTTCTATGCTGTAAAATCCGCGGCGGACGGCGGCACCCAAGGATGCCGCCACCCTCCAGCGCGGCATGCCTGCTATGACGCCATCCTCAATAAGGGCGCCCGCTGCTTTGTAGAGAAGCATGCAATATGCGGCACGCTCGATAGGTTTCATCGCGCGAACCTTGGGGTGCGGGTCGGGCTGCCAGTCATAGACTGCGTCCTCTATTTCATCGGCTGACATTTGGTGCTTCATGTCCCCAGCTTCCCAAAGGTGACGCCGTTCTGGGCGCCGAATATCGAGATCCATTCGAGCAACGCCGCGCATTGCTTGGTGGACAGGTCGCTCGTGTGCGGGAGGAGCAGCGCGAACTGCAGGCCATCCAGGCTCTCGATCAGCTCGGGCGTTTCCCCGGTTTCCTTGAGCCATTGCAGGGTTAGCCGGCGCTTCCACCATTCCACGTCGTGCAGTTCCCCGGTTTCCGCCGGCCACGGCAGTTGGTCGGAAATGTCCGTCACCGCGTCGTGGAGGAGCTTGTTCTGCTTGAGTGTCCGCCCGCGATCCTTGCCCGCGCTTGCCGGCCGGCTTCCGTGAGCCGGTCCCGGTCCGCCGCGGTCAAAGCCGCGATCAAGGGTTTGTGCCGTCGCCACCATGTGTCCAACTCCTCGTCAGTGGTTGCCTGACCGAGCGCCCAGAGAAGGACGCTCGGGAGGAAGTCACTCAAGATCCTCGCCGGTCACGTTCTGGTAGCACTGGCGGACGCGCATATACTGGCCGGGGGAGTTGTCCTCCAACCACTGGAGGGGCGACTTCTTCTTGCCCTGCGGGACCGTCTGGGCCTCGCGGCGCCATTCCTTGACCACCTCGGGGTTGCCGGCGAGGTTGATCGTCTGGATGGCCGCGTCTGCCCATTCCTTGGCCTTCTCAGCGGCCTTGGCGCTGTAATTGGACATGAGGCGCCCATCGGCACCACGCGGCCCTGTGGCGAGCCGTTCCACGTCGTCGTTGTGGTCGGCGCCATTGCCGTCGTCATCCACGTCGCCCACAGCCAGGTTGAAGATCAACTTCAGGAGATACCGCTGGCCGTAGGAGGCGGCGGCGCCCGTGGCATGCGTGCGGGTCATCACGTCGCCGCCCTTGGCGCCCTTGCCGTCCGCCGGCATCTCGATCTGGCGCGTCTCGCGGTGCCCGCTCCGATGGGCGACCGTGCAGACGATGCGGACGCAGTTGTCCGACGCCGGCGCCGTGTCGAAACTGAGCGAGAACCCATGCCGCGCGTAGATCGGCCGGGTCGCCTTGTCGAGCTGGGCGTATGAAGCGTAATGGCTCTGCGTCTGCTTGTTGAACAGATCGGCGCGAATGGCCTTCATGTCCTCCTGGGCGTCCGCCATGGCATTGTCGAACTCGACCTGCGCCTGCCGGGACTCCATGCTGACCTTGAGCGCAATCAGGCGCTCCAGCTTCGTGATGTCCACGCTGGGATCTCGGGAAGCCCGGTCGATGATGTCAAGCATGGAGATCGGGGCGGCCGGCGCCTGGGTGGGAACGGCGGACGTGGGCGTCGGCACCACCAGACCGCCAGCGCCCTGCGGCGATGCGAAGTCGATCTCGATTGCCTCGGCTGTAACGGTGTCCATGTTCACTCTCCGATCAGTGCTGAGAAAAAGAATTGAAAAGCCACGCAGGCCCCAAGGCCGCACGCGGGAATGACGAAGGCGAACAGAATGAACGTCGCCACGTCGAGAAAGGCTTGCAGGGCAATCGGGCCGATGGCTTCGAGGGTCATGCCTGCCTCCCTTCGCGAACCATGGCGGCGACGTTCCGCAGGGGCAGGGGGCCGATCACGTCGCCATCCTTGAAGGCAACGATCTGGCCGGGAATGCCGTCGCGCTCGCCGCTCTCCAAGTCGCCGTAGTAGTCCACGGCCTCGTTGAGATCGAAGAACGTCTCCGCGCTCCACAAAACCTTCTGCAGGAGGCGGCTGTGCTTGCCGACCATGACCACCCACGTATCGGCGGTGCGGACGGCTACGCGCGGCTCGGGAGAGATGAGGCTGTCGGGCATTTCAGGACTCCTTGTCCAAGCACTGCGGGGGATGGCCGGGCCAGAAAGCGCCATCGCGCTTGCAGGTGTCGCAGCGATACAGCGTCCGCGAGCGACCGCCTGACAGGCAGACGATCCCGCACGACACCAGATTGCAGCGTTCCGAAATCGGACGGATTGGGGTCTTGTCGTCGGTCATCGGTCGGCCCTCAGTTCGGCGGCGTAGTCGCGGGCGTCGGCGAGGTCCGCAGTGGCAATCTCAATGGCGGCGTCGTAGCCATCGCTGGACAGCCACGTCTGCGCCTCGTCCTCCAAAGCCTGCTGGGCGAGGTCGCTGAACGCGCCAGCATCGCCAGCGCCGGGGCTGATCGAAACAAACTCGATCTCGTCGGGATCGGCTGGGTAGCCCGGATCGCCGTTGCGGAGGTACATCCGAGCCGGGCGGCCGGCGCGGAACTCGAACGTGATCTCCTGTTCGTCTTCGAAATCCATCCCGTTATGAGTCCCGGATCGCAACCACATGATTTTGTGCCGGCTCATGCTACGTGCCTCCATTTCCGCGCCTGTTTGATGTCATCAATCGTTGACCGGCTAACGCCATACAGTTTTGCTATCAGTGATAGCGGGCGCGGGTCGGCCCGAATGTTTCGGACATCATCCTCCGCCAATATTGCGCGGCCATTCGCCGTACCGCGCCGCGCCACGTGACGACCTTTCGCTTTCATGTCGCCCATATTGACGGCGTGCGTTCCGAGGAAGAGATGGCGTAGTTCTACGCATCCCCTGACATCGCAGCGGTGGCAGACGCATACCCCCTTGGGGATTGCGCCGTTTGCCTCTTCCCAAACCACGCGATGAACAAGCCGCAGCCGCCGAGCAATGCGAAGCTGGCCATACCCGTAGGTGTCGATTGGGCCAGCCCAGAGCAGGCAGCCGCTATTCGGCTCCGGAATGGAATAAGCCTCCACTCGTCGCTGGAAATCGTCCATGCCGTTGGTGGTGCCCGAGCGATACCAGTGGATCTTGTGCTTGCTCATCACGCGGCAATCCCGAGATCGGCGGCGGTGGCGACGGCGCGCGGCTCGGCGTGGTTGATCGCGCTGTTGAGGGCGGCGGCGAACGCGCGAGCATCATCCATGTGCAGGATGATCTGGTACTCGCCCTCGTGTCCGGTGCCGACGCGGACGTTCACGAACGCCTTGCAGGCCATGTCGGTGGGGAAGCCGATCGCGGCCAAGGTGGGCTTGGCGTCGCGCTTAACGTCGAAACTCTTGGCGGGCATGTCTCGCTCCTTTGGTTAGCCGACGACGACGCGGTAGAGGTCGCCCTCGAAGAGGGGGCGGTGGATGGTCACGACCCAGTCGCAACCCGTGAAGGTCGCGCGGAGGCTGTCGGCGATCTCTTTTGCTTCGGCGTAGGTGGCTGCGGTCATCTCTCATCTCCTCTGGGCGGTGCGCCCGTGAGGAGAAGATACGAAAGCCGTACCCAAACGTCAATAGGGTACGGGACGGAAATCGTATCTTTGCAAACGCGGTTATCCCGAGGCCGCTGCAATTATCTCAGGAAACGGGGGTCAGCGCCGATGTTGGCGGCTGACTATCGGCCAGGCATAGGGAAAGGCGCTTTTGGGTAACTCGCGTTCACCCTTGATGGCGTACTGGTGAACTATCCACAGACTGGGCGTCTCCCGCACCAGTTCTCCGGCTACAGCTTCGGCGGGTAATTGGCCGGTGAATATGCAGTCGTCGCCCTCGATTGCGGGGCTGTCAGGATCTACCAAAAGCACATCACGCTTGCGGTATACGGGCATGTTATCGTTGTCTAACACCCTGACTGCAAAGGCACTTTTTGAAAACTTGAGGAACTCGGGCCGCTCAACTTCGCCGGCGCGCTCATCGTAAAGCATCCATATCCCCTCTGCCCCTCTTTCGGCCGGTGACGACCTGTATAGTGCCAGATTGGGGATATTTTGGAATTGGGTTTCGCGCGTCGGCGTTCCAATTGTCTCAACATTTCCGCGAATAGTTTGCATTTCTATTGCACTTATCGTGCGACCATCTAGCAGCGCCAACAATTCCGGCTCGCTAATCTCCAAAAACCGCGCGGCTGGCGCAATTTCCTGGGGCTGCAATCTTCTCGTTCCGTTCTGCATTTCGTAGACGCGGGATTTTGGGATGTCGAGCGCGCGAGCAAACGCAGCGCCCGTGCGGCCCAGCGACTTCAGGCGCGGTTTCAACCAGTCCATGCCATAAGATACGACGACTCTGGGGCTACGCACGGAAACGACTTTCGTATTCCCGCTTGACGGCGGGGAACGTAAATCGTACCTTCGCGTCATGATCGCAGAAACCGCCATCGACTTTGAAAAGGCCAAGGAGCTTTACGGCTCCTTCAAGGCTTGGTCCCGCGCTCTCAACGTCCCGTACACGACGGTCATTGGCTGGCGTGATGCGGGGGAGGTGCCTCATTGGCGCTTCGACCGCGTTGCCGACATTGCTCGGCAGGACGGCAAGGACATCTTTATCAAGGCGAAGCGCGTCGCCAAGCGTCGGCGTGCAGCATGACCCGCATAGACCCCGCCGCTCTGCGCGAGGCGCTGGAATATTACTGGGACAACCCGCAGCACGGCCCGCGCATGTCCCTCATCTTCGCAGCCGCTCGTGCGTACCTCGACGGAGAGGCATGGCAACCAATAGAGACGGCGCCGAAGGATGAGACAGAGGTGCTGCTTTCTTGGAAGCATGGCCTTGGTTTGGCGATCGGCTTCTGGTCGCCAGCGGTGACCGCGTGGCTTTTGTCCGGTGGCGAGAAGGTCGTGGGCGCCGACGCTTACTTCACCCACTGGCGCCCGCTTCCCGTCCCGCCGGAGTCCACCTGACATGTGGTGGTCCGCCCTCCTGGAACTCGCCGCGTTCGTCGGCTTCCTGATTGCCGCCCTCTCTGTCTGGGGCATCGGCGCGGCTCTCCTTCTCATTGCCGAGATGATCGTGGAAGGGAACCCATGAGCGATTGGGATGATGCCTGCGATCCGGTTCAGCCGGTCAGGGAGCGGGAGCGCCGGATTGCGGAAAAGCGTCGGGCGTCTGTTTCGAGATCGACGGCTAAGACCAGCATGAGGTTCACTCTCAATGCGGGCGCTCCGTCGTCTCACCACGTCAGCAAAGACTTTGACGAGATGGGGTCCTAGATGGAGCGCCTTGGCATCGTTGACGAGCTGCAGGCCAGCACGGCGGCACTGGTCGAGTCCGCCCGGCGGCGGGGTATGAGCGAGTCGGCCATCGCCCGCCTGCCTCGCATCGCCCATGAGAAGCCCAAGCCGCTTCCGCCGGTCGTGCTGGCCGGTCGATCCGAAGCCAACCCCGGCGCACGGGCGCGCATGCTGGCCTATCGCGAGCGCATCGGGAAGGTTCGCAAGAAGGCCCGCATAAAGCCCGCGCTGGGCACGGCCGTTATCGGCCGTCCTGAAATCCTTCCCGCCGATCGCGCGCTGTATCGCCTGATTGTGGATCTGGCCGCCGAGGCAGGCCGTGTGCCGGCCGCCGATATTCTGGACTTCATCCGCCCGCGCCGCGTGGTGCCCGTTCGCCATGTCTGCTGGCGCCTTTTGCGTGAGTTCTCGGGCCTGAGTGGGCCTGCAATGGCCCGCCTGACGGGCCGCCGCTGCCACACCTCGATCATGCAGGGGATTGGCAAGTGCCTCCGGGTGAACATGGCGGTCCCCGAATGGGCTGCCGTGTACTGGGAAGTCCGCACGCGCCTGTCTGCTGCCGGTCATCGCATTGTCGATGACCTGGGTGGGAAAGGGGAGAGCAGGTCATGACGGGGCGCTTGCTTTCGACCCGCATCCCCCAGCGGCAGGGTTGCCGCATCTCGGATTTCAATTTCCCCGCCAGCAACGGCCTCGCGGGCAACCCTCACACCCGCGAGGCCACTCCCATTCATCCGGGCCTTGTCTGTTTGCCGGGCTCGCAATCCATCTTTGACACCCCCGACGTGGCCGATCAGCCCGGCCGCTCCTCCCTGCGTCGGGCACCTCGCGGCAGCGTCTTGGGGCGCTGCCGCACTTTCTTCCCGCTGCGCCGCCAGCCTGGCAGCAACCCGGCGCAGCACGTCTCCAAGCCGTTCGGTTGTGTAGCTCCTTCGGTATTCGGCTCTGCTCATGGGTTTAACCATGGAGCATCCGATGGCCGTGAAGTCGTCAATCTCTGCCGGGAGTTCGGCAATGTCTGCTGCGCTTGAGCGCGTCCGCCCCATGCTGGTCGCCATCGGCGGCCCGCGTCAGTGGTCCGATACAAAGGACCATTGGAGGAACCGCCTCGCAAGGCGGCTCGATATGAACGCTCGCCGCGTAAGAGCAATTCTTTCCAACAATGAAAAAGTGAGCCTCTCGGCCGATGAATATCTCCGTATTGAAGAACGGTTCCGCGCGCTTGATGAACGCCTTGCGGAAGACCTGCGGTCCCTCTCCGCAGCGCCTGGCCCTGCGCCTTCTGGCGCAGTGCGAGCGGGAGGAGCGTCGGATTCGGGAACAGATCGACGCGGTGCAGGCGAAGCGCAAGCGCGCATACGCCCTGATGGGCGGTAAGGGGCGGTAATGGCACTCAGACTCAAGCCTGAGACGCGGGAAGCGTGGAAGCGGCGCATAGAAGCCGGGATGGATACGACATGGCGCCCGGTCCCCAGATCCGAGCCCGTTCCCGAGCCCGAACCCCCGGAACATACCGACATGTTCATCAAGGGATACGTGGATTGATGAACTGGCTCGCTTCGCTCCGCACCAACTGACCGCCTGCATCTAAAGGAGTGCTTCGCATGGCCGACAAGCCGATCAAATACCCCGCCATGTCAGACGCTCGATACAAAATGCTTCACGAGCCGGGCCACATTTACGTTGCCCATTCGCGCTATTGCGATTGGGTCAAAGTCGGCTTTTCGACCAAGGTCAGCGATCGGTTGGAGTCAATCAATCGCCAGTATGCCGATTTTGCGCCGTTTTCCTTGATGGGGACGGTGCGCTCAACCTGGAGCGCGGAGCAGCAACTCCATCGGTTCGCGGCTCCGTTCAGGGCAGGGCATACCGGCAGAAGTAAGGAATTGTACCCCTCAACTCCTGAACTGCTGAAGTTGCTACGGGCGATCCTGACCTATCGCGAATGGGTACGTCTGCCTTTCGACGATTACCGCAAGGCCCGTGATTACTACCGCTGGGTGGCGACCAGACCAACAGTAGCCGTTGAGGCGGAAATCGCATTTGGCCGCTACTTCGATGAGCGCCGCCGCACGTGGTCGATGGTTGGGAGTGCCGCATGAACATCGACAAGAAGGCCCTTATCGGCATCATCACCGAAATCGAGGCCAGCCGCGAGCGTGCCAAAGGCGAGACACGCCACCAGTCCGAGATCCTGAAGAAGGCCAAGGAACAAAACTTCGACACCAAGGCCATTAGGAAGGTCCTACAGCGCCGCGCGATGTCTGAGGCGGACCGGGATAGCCTAGACCTCGCAATCGACACCTACGAGCGCGCTATGGGCTCTCTGGCTACAGCCAAGGAAGAGGTTGAATCCGGTCGCATGTCTGCCCGTGAGGCGGCCGAGCGTTTCAACGTTCCGCGCGGCGCTCTCTCTGTCGTCACAGGTGGCCGGAAAAATGAGATTCCCGAGCCAGACGGGGCCGCTGCATGACCCAGCCCGACCTCTTCGACCCTCGCCAGCCCTACAACGGAATGCCCGGATTCAAAGTCTCCGGCCCCTCCCAAGAGGCGGCGGAGAAGGTGAGCGCCCGCGTCAATTACCTGCAAGGCAAGTGCCTGGAGGCGTTAAGGGCACACGGCCCGATGACCGCCGACGAGATCGCGGAGAAGGTGGGCGAGACGATCCTGTCCATCCGCCCGCGCTGCTCCGAACTCAAGCGCGCCGGCAAGATCCAGAAAACCGACGCCCGCCGCAAGAACATCAGCGGATGCTCGGCAACCGTGTGGCGCTTGCCATGCTGAAAGTCCTCGACCTCTTCAGCGGCATCGGCGGCTTCAGCCTGGGCCTTGAGCGCACGGGCGGCTTCAAGACGGTCGCCTTCTGCGAACGCGATCTTTTTTGCCAGCAGGTTTTGGCCAAGCATTGGCCCGGAGTGAATATCTATGACGACGTATGCAGGGTCACCAGACACGCTTTTGATCGCGATCGAATTGGGCCGCCAGATGTCATCTGTGGAGGCTTCCCTTGCCAAGATATCAGCCTCGCAGGAGGGGGCGCGGGAATCCATGGTGAGCGCTCTGGCCTCTGGTTCGAGTACGCCCGAATCATTGGCGAGTTTCGACCCAGATACGTCCTCGTGGAGAACGTCTCAGAGTTGCTTGATCGAGGGATGGGCGACGTTCTCGGAGCGTTGGCCGCGCTCGGGTATGATGCGGAATGGCACTGCATACCGGCTTCCTACGCTGGTTTGCGCCACCTTCGGGACAGAGTTTGGCTTGTGGCCTACCCCAAACGCCACTGCATTCAAGGGTGGGCGCCAGTCACCGCGGCGTGGTGTAGCGAATCCAGAGCGGAACAACTGGCAAGACTGGTGCAGCCTCGTGCTTGGCCAACGATATCCGGTGCCCGAGACCGCGGAACAGGTCATGGGGTTCCCAACGGGACACACCGAAATAGGGCCTTGGGAAATGCCGTCGTCCCGCAAATCCCGGAAATGATCGGCAGGGCCATCCTAGCTGCTGAAACAGATGGCGTGAGGGAGTGATCAGCGTGGCAACTTTCGTCTCATTGATGCCAGCGCTCGACCACGTTCTTTCAGAAGCGCGCGGATATTGGCCCACACACCGGGCGGGATCGCGTTCTGTCCGGCATCCCAGCGGCGCACCGTGCGGTCAGACACGCCTAAATCGCGGGCAATGTCAGACTGCCAGCGAGGCCCGTACAGAGCCTCGCCAGCCTCGCGGAGAAGGGCGCTCACGCCGACAGGGTCGCGTTGACGTGGCGCAGGACGGCCTTCGGATCGTCGAAGACGGGCGACGGCACGGGATACATGGCAGCGATGTCCTTCCTGTTCGCAATGAACGTCCAGCCCTCGCGCCGGCCGATGCTTGCGATTGCCGGGAAATACTGAATAAAGCCGATGACGCGCCGGCCCTGATGGACCTTGCGCTGGCCAGTGTCCAATACGGTTTCCATAGTGATTCCAGTGGTCATGTCGGTCGGGCCTCCTGCCCAGATTTGGCGGGCCTAAGCGCCCGTTCATGTCCGGAATATAGGACGCAACGCGGCACAATGCAAGCCCCTGATGGCGCGTCGGCTGGATCAGCAAAGGTCAGGACCCCATGACCCGCCCCAAGTACGGCGCAAAGCAATGCACTGGCTCGCTGCGCTCGCACCCATCGCGTGCTGCATGAAGTACCCCGAGCCAGAAATGAGCGAGGCCCAGCTTCAGGTGGCCGTTGCGCGCTATCTGGATGCGGTTCTGCGACCGCCCGTCCTGTGGACCTCCATCGACGCAGGGGCAGGGAAGATGCGCCCTCGCACGGCCAACCAGCGCAAGCGCCGGGGCGTCAAGAAGGGCTGGCCGGACATCCTGATCATGGCGCCGGGCCCCTCGGTCATGGGCCTCGAACTCAAGACCAGCAAAGGGACGCTGCTGCCCGAGCAAATCGCCATGGAGCAAGCGTTCTTTAACTGCAAGGCGTGGTTCGTGACGTGCCGGTCGGTCAACGACGTAGAGCGCGCGCTGGCCTTCCTGAAGATGCTCCCGAAGCCACAGGAGGCCGCATGAAACTCCCGCCCACCTCCATCGCCCCCGTCCATCAGGATGATCTGGTTCCGCTTCGCTCCACACCCATCGCGTGCTGCATAGGAGGCTTCGAGAAATGAGCGAGACAGAAGTGAAAATTGATTGGCGGGCAGTGGGGATCGTCGCGACAGCGGCCGACCTAGTGGCGGGAAACCGCTCCACGCAGCACGGCGATAAGGTGGAGAATCATCAGTACATTGCCGCGCTGTGGACCGCATATTTGGGCGTGACCATCACCGCCGACCAAGTCGCGCTGATGATGGTTCTGCTAAAGGTTGCGCGCACCAAGACCGGCGCGCTGAACCGCGACGACTTTGTGGACATGGCCGGCTATGCGGGCGTTGCAGGCGAGATCATGGGGCGCTTCAACGGGCTGCACTCATCGCACGCAGATGGCGCGGCACAAGACCAAACAAAGGTCAGGACCCCATGATAACCCCCGTCCATCAGGAGAAGCCTCCTCTATGGGGTGTGATCCTGCCTGTAGCCGCCGCAGTGGCGGGGGTGGTTGCGTTTGTCGGCGCGCTGATATGGGGGCTGATGTGAGTCATTCCCACCACCATTTGTTGTTGTTCCCGTTGCGTTTCGCTATACTTAGCGCCGGAGGCAAGAGCCTTCTAGGAGAGTACTCCGCGCGCTATACCCGCGCTGCCGGAGGGGCGGTGTCAGCAATGCCCGCCGCTGGGTCTCCTAGCCTGGTTTTCAACCTCCGGCACCGTTCTGTCGTGCGTCGTGAAAAGCGCTCGGCAGGCTTACATGACTAGGAGAACGGCATGGCACAGAAGCCAACGAAACCCGTTCGCGCAAACTTGTGGATGCCCATGTACTGGGGCGACTACCTGCGCGACACCGGCCACCTCAACGCACAAGAGCATGGGGCGTACCTCATGCTGATCGCCCACTACTGGAGCAACGGGCGACCGCTTCCCGATGACGACAACGCGCTCGGGAAGATAGCACGAGTGACGCCGCCAGTGTGGAAGAAGATACGCCCGACTCTCGTGGCGTTCTTCGAGATCGGCAACGCGACTTGGATGCACAAGCGCATCGAGCGCGAACTGATCGAGGCAGGCGACCGCAAGGATGAGGCGGTGAAAAAAGCCCGTGCCGCCGCTGCTGCCCGCTGGGGCAAGGATGCTTCCGGCATGCTTGGAGCATCCTCCGGGCATGCTTGTGGAATGCCTAACACAACACAACACATTCTTGAGTCTTCATCAGAGAATCATACTGGTGCCGCGCGCGGGCTAGGCGTGAGCGAGGCGCTACGCCCGCGCGCTAAGGAACCGAGCATGAGCGAACGCATGGCCGCTATCGCAGCCAGAAACCGCAAAGCCTTTGTGGGGAACGCATGAGCAAGAAAGGAATTGGAACGATGAAGGCTGCACGCTGGGGCGATTCTGATCGCTATTTCGGACCGTTCACATGGTCCTACAGCAACTCTTATCCGCATTGGGCGATTGTCCTGAAGTCTCGCGGCGATGACGATGCCGAGAGCGGCCAATGCACGCTGCGGATCAGCCTGAAGAAGGCGACGCTGATCGTCGTGCTGCCGCACATCATCCGGCCTTACCGCGAGAGGGTGACGAGCAGCTATAACGGCGAGAAGTATTGGCGCATCGACCCGCGTCAGTACGGCGTGAGCCTGAGCAACGGCCACTACACGGTTTACTACGGTCGCGTGACCCACGACAGCAGCACCGATCAGAATTGGGGCGGCTTCATCCCCTGGACGCAGTGGCGGCACGTTCGCCGCTCGCTCTATGGCCTAAAGGGCGAGCTGTTCGAGACAGTGCCAGAGCGCGCGCCATACGAAACATGGAAGGCGCTGGAGGAAGCCTGTCCGGCCGCACGTTTTTCGTTCGAGGACCACGACGGGCAAGTCATCACGGCCACGACCCGCATCGAGGAGCGCGAATGGCACGCTGGGACCGGGTGGTTCAAGTGGTTGGCTTGGTTTCGGCGGCCGATGATCCGGCGCACCCTCGATTTGTCCTTCTCCGACGAGGTCGGCACCGAGAAGGGCTCTTGGAAGGGCGGCATGATCGGTACGTCGATCGATATGCTGCCCGGCGAACTGCACGAGGCTGCCTTCCGGCGGTTCTGCGATCAGGAGCAGCGCGCCAAGGGCCGGCGCTATCGCATCAAGTTCCTGATGCCACTGTCCGCATGACCCGCGCGCCTTCCCATCTCATCACACAATGGCGACCGGAGACGATGCAATGAGCGACGACGGCCCAACAATGGTGATTGTCTGCGCTGGTCCACCGGCATGCCAGCTTGAGGGCGATGACGCATACGCTGCGCAGATCGCTGGCTGCGTCTGGTGCCGCCGCATCGCCGTACATGACGACGGCACCGAAACAGAGACGGGGCCGGGGCATGCGTAGCCGCAAGCTCTCCCCCACAGATGGCGCCGTCTCACACCCGAAACCCGGTGCCATGCGGAGTGAGCGCAGCGAACGAGCCACCTCCCTCCTCCCGGCAAAGGAGGGGGAATGAGGCCCTCCGGCTGGTACTGGGTCAAACGCCTGTCCGATGAAGACTGGCAGCCCGCCAGATGGGCTCCCATGAGGGAGTATCCCGGCGAATGGCGCTGGGAGTTTTTCTACTACCGGGGCGAGATCCACCGCGGGCGCGTCCACAGGGTAGGAGGGCGCATCGATGCTCCAGCTTGATCCGCCCATTCCGGTGGAAGTTACGTCGAAAGAACTTCCCCGTGGCGTCACGTCAAAAACCCGGCGCGGCTGGTGTTACGCATGGGAACGCTGCGGCATCGATGGGCACCGCATTTGGGTCGTGGTGCTGGACGATAGCCGGCAGGTCGTCGACGTGCCCCAGCCCGAGATTCTTGTCGATCCGAATTGGTCATATGGGAGGCGCGTGTGAACGGAAGACCCTGGAATGCAGACGACACCGCCACCCTGCGCCGCATGGCCTCAGCGGGCTATTCTGACGCTGAAATCGGGCGGCATCTCGGGCGCGACAAATCCGCCGTAACCCGCAAGCGGAATGCCATGCACATCAGCCCCGGTGTTTCCCCCGCTATGATTGCCGTATTGGCGCGGATCAACCTGCGGCGTAGGATGGCGGCATGATTATCCGGTGGGGATACCCTTACGCAGATACCCGCGTTGTGACCGTCGAAACGGTGATACTTGGTCAGCGCCGGGGCGTTTCCGCCATGGTCTATACAAGTTGGAAGAAGCGCCGTAATCGGCACAAAAGGAAGCAGTTGGCGGCAATCATTTGGGGAATGCGTAAGCAGCTTCGGCATGAGGCTAAACTCGCAGCGTTGCCAAAGATGACCCAAGAAACTTGGGCTGAAATCGGGAGCGGCCCGCACTAACTGCAACTTTCCGCTTGCATTCCCAAACACACCATCCCTAGCAAGGGAGGCTGACCGCTCCACAACCGAGCATCAGCCCATGGCCGTAAAAGGCCGACCGTCAAAGTTCACGCAACCACTGGCGGATCGCATTTGCGAACGCCTCGCCGCAGGGGAGACCCTGAGGGCGATTTGCCGTGACGATGACATGCCTTCGCCGCAGGCGGTCCTTCGCTGGATTCCCAAAAACGAGGGGTTTTCGGAACAATACGCGCGAGCCAGAGAGGCTGGCTACGCTCTGATGGCCGACCAGTTGACGGAGATTGCGGACAACGACGGCGACCCGGCCCGAGACCGCCTCCGCGTCGACACCCGCAAGTGGTTGCTCTCCAAGGCTCTGCCGAAGATTTACGGCGACAAGGTCGAGCATACGGGCAAGGACGGCGGCCCGATCCAGTTTACCCGCATTGAGTTGGTCGACCTGTGACCGCCATTCAGATCGCCATTCCGCCCAAACTCAAGCCCCTGTTCATCGGGCCGGCCGACGTGCGCGGGGCCTATGGCGGCCGAGGCTCTGCCAAGACCCGGACCTTTGCCAAGATGACCGCCGTCCGTGGCATGATGTTCGGCCTGTCGGGTACGTCTGGCGTCATCGTCTGCGGTCGCCAGTACATGAACTCGCTGGACGATTCCTCATTGGAAGAGGTCAAGCGCGCAATCGAGGAAGAGCCGCCGCTGGCCGCCTATTACGACGTGGGCGAGAAGTACATCAAGAGCCGGGACGGGCGCATTTCCTACGCCTTCGTGGGCCTGGATCGCTCCATCGAGAGCGTGAAGTCGAAGGGCCGCATTCTCCTGTGCTGGGTGGACGAGGCCGAGCCTGTCACGGCTGAGGCGTGGTCGATCCTGATCCCGACCCTCCGCGAAGAGGGCGAGGACTGGAATGCCGAACTGTGGGTGACGTGGAACCCCAAGCGCAAGACGGCCGCCGTCGAGAGCCGGTTTCGTCACGCCAACGACAACCTGATCCGCGTCGTGGAGATGAACTGGCGGGACAATCCCAAGTTCCCCGCCAAGCTGGAGCGCGAGCGCCAGCGCGACCTGCAGGAGCGCCCTGACCAGTACAGCCACATCTGGGAAGGCGATTACGTCTCGGTCATCGAGGGCGCTTACTACGCCAAGAACCTGACCGAGGCGCGGGCTCAGGGACGCATCGGCAACGTGGCCGCAGATCCCCTGATGACCATCCGCCTGTTCTGCGACATTGGCGGCACAGGCGCGCGGGCAGACGCCTTCACCATCTGGGCGGCTCAGTTCGTGGGCCGGGAGATCCGCTGGCTGAACTACTACGAGGCCGTGGGCCAGCCATTGGCCGCCCATCTCGAATGGTGCCGCTCGCAGGCCTACACGCCCCAGCGCGCGCAATTCTGGCTGCCTCACGACGGCGACACGAACGACAAGGTCTATGACGTGTCCTACGCCTCTGCGCTCAGGGCGGCGGGCTACGAAGTGACGGTCGTTCCCAACCAGGGAAAGGGCGCGGCGGCTGCCCGCATCGAGGCGGCCCGGCGGCTCTTCTCGTTCAGCTGGTTCAACGCGCCGACCACGCAGCCCGGTTTGGATGCCCTCGGCTGGTATCACGAGAAGAAAGACGAGAAGCGCCAGATTGGCCTCGGTCCCAATCACGACTGGTCGTCGCACGGCGCCGATTCCTTCGGGCTTGGCTGCGTCGTCTACGAAGAGCCCGCGGTCAAAGCCGAAGCCGCAAAGAAGCCCCGCCAGATGGGCGGATGGATGGCCGCATGAGCAACCGCGACATCCTCGTCATGTGCCGCCAACAGGCCGCCGTCTGCAAGGAGCAGGGGCACAAGGAAACGCATCAGTTCCTCACGGCTCTGGCCGACGAGATCGAGGCTTTGCGGGCGCGTCTGCGCCTTCGTGTGATCGACGCCGCCGATTCGGTCGTGCGCGACAGGGTGAACGGAAATGGCTGACACGACCCCGACACGCGGCCCGCTGGCGCCTGACGGCAACATTCCCACGGACAAGAGCGCCCTGCTGCAACTCGCGCTCGCCCATGCCGACGAGGCTTGGAAGCAGGAGTTCGAGAACGTTTCCAGCGGACGCGACTGCCAGCGGTTCTATGTTGGCGGGGAAGCCCAATGGGACAGCGAGGCGCTTGCCCAGCGCCGGAGGGCCAACCGCCCGGCCCTGACCATGAACCGCGGCCCCGGCTTCGTGCGGCAGCTTACCGGGGAGGTGATGCAGAACCCGCCCGGCATCAAGGTTCTGCCCTCCAAGGACGGCGCGACGATCGAGGCGGCGGAAATCTTCAACGGCCTGATCCGCAACATCGAGCAGCAGAGCATTGCCCGCGCGGCCTACACCAAGGCGGCGGAAAACGCGGCACAGGCGGGCATCGGCGGATGGCGCGTCGTCACCCAATACAGCAGCGACGACAGTTTCGACCAAGACATCCGCATCAAGCGGATCAACGACCCGTTCCAAATCCTCATCGACCCGCTTGCGCAGGAGCCGGACAAGTCGGACATGCGCTATGGCTTCGTGTTCGAGGACCTGGCGCTGGAGGAGTACAAAAAGCGGTACCCCAACGTGCCGGCGGAGAGCCTGCCGACCAACGTTGCCGACCAAGGGCTGACGTGGCGCACGGTCAACACGATCAAGATTGCGGAGTACTGGTACCGCGAGCCGGTCAAGAAGATGCTGCAGTTGCACGAGGACGGCAGCGTCAGCTACTCCGACGACGAAACCCCGCCGCAATCGCCTGTGGTCCAGTCGCGTGAGGTGGTGGTCCAGCAGGTGAAGACCTGCCTCATGTCGGGTGCCGGCATCCTTCAGGGGCCGACCGACTGGGCGGGCAAGTACATCCCCATCTGCGTCGTGGTGGGCGAGGAAATCTGGTCCGATGGCCGGGCTGTCCGAAAGGGCATGATCCACGACATGCGCGACCCACAGCGGGTCTACAACTACACGCGCACCGCGGCGGTGGAAGCCGTTGCGATGCAGCCCAAGGCGCCGTTCATCCTCACGGCCAATCAGGCGGCGGGCTACGAAGACCAGTGGATGAACGCGGGCACGCAGAACCTTGCCGCGCTCATGTACAAGGGCGACCCGCAGGCCAACGGCCCGCCCAAGCGCTCCGAGCCGCCTCTGGCGTCGCAGGGCCTTGATGTACAAAGCCAGCTTGCCATCAACGACCTTGAGGGCGTGACGGGCATCTACAAGGCCGGGTTGGGCGCCCCGAGCAACGAGACCAGCGGCCGGGCGATCATGGCCCGCCAGCAGGAAGGCGACACCGGGACCTATCACTACATTTTCAATCTCGGCATCGCGATCCAGTACTGCGGCAAGATCCTCGTGGACCTGATCCCGAAGATTTACGACAGCACGCGCGTCGTCCGCACGCTGGGCGAGGACGGCTCGGCAAAGATGGTCGCCATCAACAAGCCGGACTTGGGCGAAGACGGCATGGAAATCGTCCTCAACGACCTGTCGGCGGGCGAGTACGATGTGACGGTCACGACCGGCCCGAGCTTCGCGACCAAGCGCGCCGAGGCCGCCGAGTTCATGACCGAACTTCTCCGGGGCTTCCCGACGCTCACCGAGATTGCCGGAGACATCATCATCAAGAACATGGACGTGCCGGGCGCCAACGAGATCGCCGCGCGCATCCGCGAGGCCAAGGGCTTGGACGAGGAGGGCAAGCCGATCGATCAGCCCCCGCCGCCGCCAAGCCCTGTGGACGCCTCTACGGCGCTCAAGAACGCCGCCTCTGCGGACAAGCTGGAGGCTGAGACCGAGCAACTGAGGCTGCAGAACGCCCAGATGTTCGTCAGCATGCAGGCGATGGCCTCGCAGTTGCCGCAGATCATGCAGCAGCTTCAGATGCTCACGCAGGCAGGGCAGGGCGAGCAGCCGCCGGCCGGTCCAATGCCTCCCGGTCCCGAGATGGGCGCGCCGCCGATGGGTGAAGCCCCGCCGCCCGACGCCATGCCGCCGATGGGCGAGATGCCCCCGGAAATGCCCTCTGACCTTCCTCCGACAGTCGAGATCGGCGGAGCCGTTGCGCCCGCCTAACTACGAGGTGATTCGTGAGCGATATTGACTTGGCGGCTATAGTCGCGGAAGATGCAAAGACTTCGGGCGCTCCTCCCCAGGATGCGCCTGCACCGGTCGAAACTACGGCGGAAGCGACCACCGCCCCGGTCGATGAGACCGCGGAAGAGCAGCCATCAGAGGCCGAGGGCGAGCAGCCCCAGCCGAAGAAACCGGGCGGCGGCTTCCAGAAGCGCATTTCAGAACTCACCCGCGAAAAGCACGAGGCGAAGCGCGAAGCAGAGCAGTTGCGCGAACTTCTGTCCAAGGCCCTTGGAGGCCAGCCGCAGAGGATCGAACAGCCGGCGACGCAGAGCGACGAGCCCCGTCAGGAACAGTTCACCAAGTACGAGGACTTTGTCGCAGCACGGGCCGAGTGGAGGGCCGACCAGCGGGTCAAAGCCGCGCTGGAGGGTTTCCAGAAGCAGGCCGGCGCCGTCGATGAAGAGAAGGCCCGCGTAGAGCGCGCCAAGACCTTCGACCGAGAGGCGAAGGCTCAAGGCAAGGCCATTCAGGGGTTCGAGGAGGCGCTTGATCTTGTGCGCTCCGACGACTTCCCGATGACGCCTGCGATTGCGGAGTACCTTCTCGACGCCGACCACAAGGCGGCGATGGTCAAGTACCTGGCGGACAACGAAGACGAGGCGTTTCGGATTTCCCGACTCGGGCCTGTCGCGGCGGTCAAGGAACTGGCGAAGGTGGAAGCGCGTCTCAGCGCCAAGCCGAAGCCGAAAACTTCATCGGCCCCGCCGCCGCCGGCAACAGTGTCCGGAGGCGCGGCAGCCCCGCAGACGATCGAGCGCATGGACTACAAGGGTGTACTGGACTTGGTACGCCAGTGGGACCAGCGGCGCTAGACGGTGGCGAAGGCGAGAGTCCGAAGGGGCCTAACCCAAGGGTTAGGTCATGGCAAATACGATCATCACGCCGAGCATCATCGCAAAGGTGGGCTTGGCTCA